TTATTTTTACGAATTCAATGCAAAGTTTAAAGAGATTTTTGATGATGTGGAAGTTGCCGCAAAGTCAGAAAAACCTGGCAAGATAAAAGACTTAGAGATTACTAATGTTAAATTTATCTCTGCCAACATTAAACAAGTAAAAGAAAAAGAAAAAAATGGATAAAGAAAACGATCCTAAACAACAAGTTAAAATAGAGAAGCGTTATTATACTCTACTTGAAAAAGAAAAGAAGTTAGAAGAACAAGCGCTTAAAGTTGCAGAGAAGAAAAGGAAAGCTGCGTTTGAACTTGGAATGAAGGATTTAGAATTTGAAGATATAGCCAGTTAATAAATAATTGGTATGCGTATTGTAGGTTGTAAAATAACTAAGGAGAGAGACATGACTAAAAAAAAAGAGATAACAGGTTATCATGGATATTATGATAGCAAGAAGAAGCGAAGAGTGCTAAAAGTTTTATATAGAAAGATTAACTAATTAATGAATTCCTTTGGAGAAAAAGACTGCCAAAAGAATATTGACTATGTCAATTATGAAAGTGTCTTTATTTGTTTTTATCTAGCGTAGAAGTATAGGGAGTTTTTCGTTGAGACTCCCTATATTAAATTATTTTTTAACGCCTTTAATTATTCCTTTATTGAAAGACGCATAGAATACAGAAGAACCTCTCTTCTTACCATATTGCTTTTGCATTTCTTTCATAATCTTTTTTCCTTTTTTACTTAGTGGCATAGCTATTCCTTTGTATTATAAAATTGACTATCATCATTCTCTGTTCTCCAACCGTCAGTCTCTACACTTGGATAATCCATATTAGTTTTATAATCTGGAATATTATCTTTAACAGTAAAGTTAGGAAGGTTAAACAGTATTCTATTGTTTGGCATTAATGCGTAATTACCTTGCCATTCATCACCTTCAGCTATCTCTAATATATGATGATGCTTATGTTCCGGTGATATTTCTGAATAGGTAGTGTTTAATAAGTTAATATCTGGTTGGCAATAATCTATTGAGAATTCGTAATTAGCTTTACGCAATTTATTATTTCTATCTAAGAACTTACATTGAGAAGTGGCTAGTGCATTGTATTCAACAATACCTGCATAGTAAGATAGACAATCCCAATAAGCTAAATCTTTTAATTGTAAATCTTTAACTTGATTTCTTTTATATCCATCTGAAAAGAAAGCATGAATAGGAAGTCTTGCATAGTTAGCACCATTAGGTAGCAAGATATTAAACAAAGGCGTTCTACCTTCTAATGTAGTAATAGAATGGATTAAACAATCCTCTTCTTCTCCTATATGTTTTTCTTTATTATATAGAAACTCTAGTCTGATCTTTGCTTTCCAAACTGGGATGTTGTGGTTTAGAAATGCCATCTTTATATTCTTTCTCCATGCAGCTTACATGCTGACAGTTTCTATCTGCGTAGATAACAAAAGAATCTGTATTAACAATTTCAACACTACAAGTTTTACAAAAACCTACATGCTGTAATCTAAATTTTTTCTTAGCCATTAATTACCATGCTTTACAAGACCAATATCTAGCTGATAATTTATTGGTCTCACCTTCGCACTTATGTCTAGCTCTAAAAGATTTACGTCTTGCTTCTATATGTTTTTTAATCTTCATGTTTGGATCACCAAAACGAACAAGTTTTACTTTGCCATTTTGTTTAGCAAGAACTGCTGATTTCTTTCTTTGACCAGGAGTTGACTTTGGTTTGTTATAACCAGAAAATCTTTCTCCTCTATATACAACCATTATCTTGCAAGTGGATTAGAATTAGAAGCTCTAAGTTCTTTCATTTGAACTTTTAATAATTCAACTTCTTTTTGTAATATCAACATATCATTTTTAACTGTGCTTACTTTTGTAGGATCAATGCTGTCAATCTTTGACATGATTTGTCCATACTTAATAAAGCCACCACCAATAGTACCAATGATTGCAACTGTAGCTATAATCTCTTTTAAATTATTCTTTACTTTATCTAACATATTAACCTCTTATTCTTTTTAATTGTTCTAATTGAATGATTAAATCATTCTCTTCATCTTGTATTTCTTTTAATATATTCTGTCTAGTAACTAATGGATCTTTATTTATATAACTATTTAGATTAACATTAGTATATATAGGGTTTTGTTCTAGCTGTAATTGATTAAAGAAATTAGGATTAGGAACACCAACCATTTGCTTTGAGATATAAAATGGTTTATTCTCATACACACTTAAACTGGGTTGATTACTTTTTAATGCGTCAATTTTTATTTCTTGTACTGACTTCACTTTTGTATCTACACCTTTTAATTCTTTTTCTACTTTATCTAATTGCTGTTTCACTTTGGCATCTACCTGCGTACTGCCTGCACTTGGCTTCTCTTCTGTTGAAGAAACCTTAGTACTATCTTTGCCTGTGGGTAACTCTTCTTTAGAAGATTTTTGTTCCTTAGGTGTTTCCTCTTTAGTTGCGCTTTGTTCTTTATTAACCTCTTTAGGTTGTTCTGTGGATTGTTTTGGTTGTTCTTGCGCTGGTTGTGCTAATTGAATTGTATCATTAATCTTTGCAGGTTCAGAAGTTTGTTGAGTTATAACAGGAGATTCTACAACCGGAGCTTCTATCATTGCAACAACAGTAGGTTCTGCAATCTTAACTTGTTCAATAACTGGAGTTAAAATTTCAATGGGAGTTATTGTAACAGGTGGTAAAGGATTTGTTACATAAGTAACAGTTAAAGAAGGGTTCATTAAATCAGCAGCATAATGATATGGAGAATTAGTAGATTCATAAAAAGAAAATCTACTTGTAATACTGTAATTAATTTGTGAGTTTCTATCTACAACAGCTATGTTTTGATAATTATTAAAATAAGAATTAGTAAAGTTAACCGTTCTATTTTGTGTAGTTGATACACCGTTATCATTAGTAATAACTTGTGTCATGGTTACATTTTGATTTGGATTGCCAGACCAAAACCAAATGTCTGCACCTTGAGTAGATGTAAAACCCTCATTGATTTGTGCTTGAGTTAAACCAACAGTAGATAATGAAATTGTATTCTCAATATATTTACCACTAACTCCTGCTATTGTTCCGCTACCATGAGTAGAATAAAGATTAGTTCCACTCCAACCATTAGCAGTTGTAAATGTATTTGGAGTTAAATTAGAAGTAGTTGTTGTTTGAGAGAAAGAAACTACAGAAGTAACAAGCCAAATAATAAAGGTATAAAAAATGACCATGAATTTTCTTTTGCTTCGTACCAAGCGTCTATATCTTCAACTACTTTTTTTCGGTTAAAGACTCCTGCTTTTTTGTTTCTTCAATTACTTTTAGTTTCTCAATATATAAATTATAATCTGGTCTTAGCTTATCATACTTTAACCATTGCGCAGTTGCATCAGCACCGATCTTACCTTCAAATGGACATGGAGTTCCTGAGTTCTCCATAGCATGAAATACTCTTGCATCTTGGCAAAGAATAGAAACAGAAGCTACTTTCATTCCAAGATCATTTAAAACTTTTGATAGTTTAATTCTTTCGCAGTTCTCATCTCTAGTATAACTTCCACCAGATATACCTACTCCGAATGTGGACACTCCACCACTATATCCGACAACGCATAAGTCTTGTGAGAAGGCAGACATTGCAGGTGCAGATGCTGTTGCTGCAACTCTTGTGTCTCCTGAATAGGCGTTTGTAGTAGAATTAGTTGTTGTAGTAGAATTAGATGAAGAACCTGATTCGTATGTTGAAGAACTGGAAGAAGTATATCCGCCACTAATAGAAGTATTACTACCAGAAGTATTATTCTGTGTAGTTGTTTGAGATGATGCATTAGTTAGTAAGCATAGTATTAAAACTATAGTTGTTAATATAACGTTCTTTCTCATGTTATTTTTTAAACCCTCTTTTTTTTATAACCTTTTTAAATCTTACAACTCTTTTGTATCTTAATGGTTCATGTTTGAATGTAATGTATTCTTTTAAAAAGTTATCTATCTTTTTAAATATACTCATTACTCTTTGTTAGACGGCTTGTTAGCTAATGTTCTAGCTATGCTTTCTCCGGATCTGCCTACTACATATCCGCCTAATCCTATTTGTAATAATGTCCAGACATCTCCTGGTAATTCAAAACCAACAACAATGCCTGTAATCATTTTGATAATTGGTGCAAAGATATAATTAAATACCAAAACAAATATTAAAACGTACATTAATAATGGTCTCCAAGATGCAGCAAACCAACCTGCTTTAGCTTCAGCTTCTACAATAGATGCTGCAGCTTTTAATTCTTCAGTAGATGATTTTAATAATTGTTCGTTTAACTGTGCTTTTAATTTTGCTTGTAAGTCTTTATCTTCAACAGATTTTTCTATTGTACTGAACAATATTTTTGCAAGTGGCGCAATAGCATTTAATGCTGGTAACATATTTTTATCTAACCTCTATTTTTGTTGATTTAACTTATGCGCAAGTTCGCATAAGATCAGATAACTCTTGGCAACGTTTAGGAGTCTGAACTCTCCACTGAGAGTCTAGCATCTGATTTGCAGCTTCATTATAGTCTTTATTTCTTAATGCTTCAAACATTTTTTTAAACTTAGAAACCCCACCAATACCTAGTTGAAACACCATTTCTACTATTATTTCTTTTGCAGTATCACAAATATCAATGCCTTCTAATAATTGTTCTGCATTATAAGCAGCTGTATTAAAGTCTTTATCAAATAAAATTTCTAATAAAGATTTATCGTATTGAATACCTTCTTCAAAATCATCATCTTCAGTTAACAAATGTCCATAACCGATAGTGGCTTTGCCTAATGAATCTAA